TTGCCTCGTTGGCGAGAAACAGAAGGCCATCATTGCCCCTTGTTTTCTCTTTGGCAATCTGATCCGATGTTTTATTCCATTTGATTTCGACATCCATCATCAGCCCCCCAGTCTGTAATGCTTCGCCATCCGATATGCGGTGTTGTCTGAATATGCGCTGACAAGAAACGCATTCGGCTTATTCCGGCGCAGGACTTCCGCCGCCGTGTTAGGGCTTTTTCCAGTGATCTCGTCCGCACATTCACCTAACACTACTACATCCCCCGGAGACGCCGAAAAATCGCTTCCGGCCGCTTCCAGGGGAATACGTACTGTGTAGGTGTTCGTCTGCGATGCTTCAGTATCATTCTGAACCACAGTGATCCCAGACTTCCAAAAACATTGCTCGAACACACTCTTGCTCCACGCCGTTCCAACCTTCCGGAAGACTGTAATTATCTGATTGTAATTCGGGTTCATTCTCACACCCCCCGATAAAGCAGTGGCGTATTTCCCAGATACCGGCAGATGATCTCCCGGCACTTTTTCCGTTTTCCCTCTTCGGTGTAAATCGACCTTGACAGGTCAATCGTGCCGGATTCTCCGTCGTTGGAATACGATGTCAACGGACCGCCAAAATCAGATGTGCTCTGCGAAGCCTTGTCTGCCCGATAGAGCAGTTCTGTCAGCTCACAGGTGCAATCTTTCACATCGTCCGTCAAAAGGCTGATATTCGCCTTGATTCGGTCGAATGTGCAGCTGTCTATGATTCGCTCCGCCTGCTTTTCCCAAAACAGGAAGTCTGTATCCGGCACCGCAGGGGAACGCCCCTGCAGATATCCGGAAATGTAATAGTCCCGTGTTACATAAGCCATTGCATCAGCTCCTTACTAGGCCTGCGCTACCAGAGTGATCGCCTTGTTTACGGCAGAAGCGTCAACTGTGAACGTCTCTGTTACCGGAACAAAGCCTTTCTTCGTGATCTTTGCCGCATAGGTGCCTTTTCTCAGGTTAAATTCCGCTTTACCAGCCGAATCCGTCTTAAGGATCGCACCATCTACGTTGATACGGACATCCTCATAGGCCGTCGGGCTGGACTCTTTGCCATCCGTTACCGTAAAGGTTACCTTCTGGGTAACAGCCGGAGTGCCCGGCTCCAGATAAGCAAATGTGCAGCCGGTACGATCCTCATTGAGGCGGGTTGCCGGATTCGGGAGCGCCCAGCCCATGCGGAATACTACACGAAGCGCAATCATATCCTGCTGTGCCAGGTTATAAACGATATCCTTCGTATTCGGATCCTGGATGACGCCCTCTGTCAGCAGTTTTACGGTAATATCCTGGCGAATCGCGTAAACAGCCTTGGAGAAATCGCCGACAACCAGCTGTGCGATATCCGGCATGAAGGAACCGTTCTCCGGGAACTGGATCGGTACGCCATCCAGCGCATACTTGCTGGAATCCTGCATATTATGTGTGAAAATCGGCTGCTTGTTTGAATCACGCAGTCCTCTCAGCTTGGACTTGAACGTCATCGGGGCGATTGCTCCGGTTACCGCATAGCCATCATCCTCAACTTTAGAGAATACACCGCCCTCTCCGAGTGTCAGATCGTAGTAGTCCTTACCGGAAGATGGGGAAACATTGTTCCCAGCCTGACGCGCCAGGGTAATGATATCTGCCTGCCACTCTCTCGGTCTGTTATCGCCAAAGATAATTGCCGCATCGACTCTCTGACCGATTGCCTCATTGACTCTTGGGGTAATCTCGCCCATAATATCAATCTCGGCATCATCAAATACAGACTCCGGGATCGGCACGATAACCGCCAGCTCTGCCGCAGTCAGATATACATTATCCCATGCCTGCATAGAGGTCTGCTTCATCCCGGTGTCGCCATCCACCCAGTATGCGGTCGGAAGGAAGTCCAGAACGCGGATACGGGTCTGCTTGGATGTCATGTTTGGAAGCTTGCGCGCCATCCCCATGAATGCGGACTG